CACACTTTGGGTTTGCCAATAAATTCTTTGCGTACATTGGCAATGTTTTGGTTTATGTCAGTCAATCTGGTTAAATTGCGAGCAACATCGCTGTCTGAGCCTGGTATAATTTCTAATTCTGGATCTTTCATCTGTTCTGTTGTATGTTGTACACTTGGTGCCCATATGTTTTTGCACTGATGTAATTACAATATGTTTGTGTTTCTGCTATCTTGTGTAAAGCACGGTCAGTGTCATCTAACTGATTCCATGCCTCCATGTATTCATTGTACAGACTAACACCAGGATGTGGATATTGATCTGCAATCTGTTGTAATTCTACTGCGTTTGGTAATTTAATCTTCATCTGTTTCTTTGTGGTTTACATTCTTTCTATCACCACCAAATATTCTTTCCCAATTGTCTTTGTACTGTTGACTGTATGCTCCTGGACGTGGTGCTGAGCCTTTGCCACCTGAACTAGTGTATCTGTGTGCTGGCTTTTCTAATCCTTGACTGATATCTCTGGCTTGCTTTAGTGCAGAATTATTATTGATAATTTTTTCATTCTAGTGCAGAATTATTATTGATAATTTTTTCATTCTTCTGCCAAGCCTTTGATCCTTCTTTTGGAATTTTACTGTTTGTCATACTCTACCTCACTGCCAAATGCCACAATCACACTGGGTATGAATGCAAACATGGCCCACCAACTGATGTGTCCCACAATCATGCCCCACAGTAGGATTGCACTGATTAGACTGAATGTGTTAAGGTTTTTTGTTTTTGCTTTTGGTTTATCGATTCTCATTTATATCTCCTATATTCACTACCACGTTGCTGGTAGGGTGCATCATTGGTGCATACTTTGTTTTTCTGCTTTTGGTATACACACACTGTAGATGCATGTAGTCTGTGCCGGTAGGTGAATTACGCAAATAATCTTGCAGTTGCTTTTGACAACCTTTTAGATTAAGGTCAACAAAGTCCAACAGATATTGTTGTTTGGGTTCTAGTATGTTCACTATAAGTCTGGTATATCTCATCTGTAATGGCCTCCTGTTTGTCGCCTAATACCACCAACGGGTGCAGGCTTAACGTTTTGACGTAATGGATATAAATGATTGATCAAATAACCCAGTGCGTCATTCATATGATCGTAGCCTGACTTTTCTGGTTGTCTTGTGCCTTCTTTATAAACCTGTTTGCGTAAACACTCAATTGTTTTTTTGCAACTGGGTTCTACACTCAACTTCACAACACCGTCATTGCTCTTACACACACTATTTACCGCGGCGATGCGATCTTTCACTGAAGGATTGATACTGCCCACTTTTAATTCAAAGCCACTGTTCTTAAGTATGATGTGATCAGTAACTCCACCTGCACTTGTTTTGCGTTGTGCGCCAGCGGCATCTGGATACACAATGATTTTTCTATTTGGATATCTCTGTTGTATTTCTCTGCTCATTTCACCGGTGTCAGTGCCATATATTTCCAGTTCATCGAATATGTGTATGCCTTCTCTGTGTTGATATCCAATAACAGCACAACCTGGATCAATGTTGAAGTCCATATTTCACCGGTGTCAGTGCCATATATTTCCAGTTCATCGAATATGTGTATGCCTTCTCTGTGTTGATATCCAATAACAGCACAACCTGGATCAATGTTGAAGTCCATGCCTATGTGTAGTGGTGTTCGCAAGTCTGCTGGTTGTGGCATACTTTTAATATTGTGTTCACCAAATGCATAATATATAACGCCTGAGTAATTAACAAATTGTGCTAGGTATTCTTGTTGAAATGTTCTTTCATCTAGGTCTTGCTTTGCTTGATTTATTTCTGCTTCACTTACATTGCCACCTTCTGCTGTGGTGTATTGCCAACTGTGCCAATCTTCATAGTGTTTGGCATTTTGATATAAGTCATAAAACCAATTACGTCCTTTGGGTGATCCTATAATGAGAGCATGTCCTTCACGATCGGATAACGTGGGACGTATAACTGCACCCCATGCTTCACCACTGTTGTCAATGTCTGCGGCTTCATCTATAACCACAAAGTCTAAACCAACACCACGTATTGAATCAGGATTGTCAGCACTACGCAACATTATTTGGCTGTTGTTTACCAATGTGATGGTTAATTCACTTTCATTTATGCGTTTTGCCCAACGTCTTTGTTTCAGCATTAACTTGAGATCTTCCCACACAATCTGTTTGGCCATACGATAACTGGGTGCAATGTACATGCATTTTGAATTGGGATATCGACTGTGTTTTGCCAATGCGGCTATGCTGGCGTATGTTTTACCAAAACGTCTACCACTTGCTACAACTTTAAATCGTGCAGGATTGTTCAGTATATCCTTTTGGGGTTCTGTTAACTTCATATCTGTTTTCTATATATCTATTCATCTGCTGATTCTTCGTCGAGCCATGGAAGCACTTGATTGCTTTCTTCTGATATTGGATTCTCTGCTTGACCCAACATCTGCTTGCCTAACCATATCAGCATAACTCTATCATGTTTATTTAGAGCTAGATCCAATTGTGCTTTACGCAATCTCTGCTTCGTAATGATTCTATTTTTTGTGATAATATCACGGAAGTTATCCACAAAGGTTTGTAATGGCACATCAAAAAAGTCTGCCATTTCTTTATTGGTGCAGTGATATTGGCTAAGCATAGCCACTTGCTCTTCTGGTATTACTGTTTTGTTACGACCAATTACTCTACCAGTAACTGTTTTCTCGCCGTATTTAACATTTTGAACACGATAGTGTTTGTCTTGAGGTTGTTGTTCATCAGTCATATGCATTCCTGTAAATCACCATTGCTCGGTGGTGTATTCCGTATATGACTATATTTATGCAGATCTTTAATTTTTTCTACTAATTGTGTATCTAGTAGCAGTAATCCAGCCTTGTGTTGCATGTTTCACTAACTTTTCTGGTTCTATATCCAGATAATACACTTGATCATTAACAAAATAGAACTTTTTGCGTTCTGATTTATCCATTGTTGCTAATCGGTGCAGTATGTCAGTGATATATGTTGGAGCATCAGTCACATCTATCCATTTTCTGATAAACTGTCAGTGATATATGTTGGAGCATCAGTCACATCTATCCATTTTCTGATAAACCAATGATGATGTGTGGGTGTTAGTAGTGGATCAAGTAGATCTATTCGCTGTTTGTCTGTGAGCATATAACATATTTATTAACAGATGCTTTTATGCTATGCCATTTTACCCATTTTCCGTCACAATCAGCACAAATATACTTGGCACGATGTGGTCCCCAATTACCTCTAACTAGAAGCCACTGATGTCCAGCATGTTCTTTAACAGGATTATTTTGTTGTTTACACTTCATAATCATAATAATATTCCAAATAATGCTCATATGTGATTAGTTCATCTAGTACCACTGTTTTATAACAACTCCATATGGGTCCGTCTGATAATTTTTCTATTGCTTGTTCATGTTTGCTGAGATCATCCCATTGCACACTGAACAAACGATCTAATTCTGATCTAGGTCTTAGCGATTGAGATTTACAATTTGACATCATAATCTCCTTCATCCCATTCCGGATTAATCCAAGTGCCTTTGGCTATAAACAATTTACGCAGGTCAATGTCCTTTACGTCTTCTAATTGACAACTGATTTTTGTGTTATTACCTAATATTAGATGTGCTACAGCATCAGAATCTAAGCCTGCAACACAATAGTTAATTCGCTGACGTGGCACAATCTTTGTGTTTTTTGTTCTGTTGCGTAATTTACCCCACATGTGACCTTCATGCTTTACAGCACCAATTACCATATCCCACATTGGCCATTTGCGTTCTTCATCACGTATACGGTTTGTGATTTCATATGCATAGCGACTGCCAACCATATCAACTTTGTATTTGTATGGTCTATCACCGGGTTCAAATATCACGTCTATGTTCATACTGCGGCGGTGATCTGACTTTTTGCCCAGTACTGAGAATGAAACAGAAAAAATATCTTTGCGGAGTAAATTCTGCGCCGCTACACAATATTTTTCAGTTATGAACGAATAATCTTTCGACGAAGTCGAGTCAACGGACTCATTTAACTTATTTGTAGATCTTTTGTCATCTGATGTGTCAGATGCAAATCTATATATTAGTTGTTGTTTGTTACTTATTACTTGTTCATTATTACTTATTTTATTGTTAATAGTATTATAGTGATTAGCATCACTGGTTAAATTTTTTTGGTCTTTCATTTTTTCTCCATTAATTTGTTTTAGTTCCCCACATATACTGCCAATATATGCTTGTTGCCTTACTATTATATATCCAATTTTGTGTATGTCAATTGCCAAAATTGATAAATATTATTTGTAGTTAGGAACATTTTCTTCATTAAAACACCTAGTTCCCCTTATATGAACTAATTGTTGCCAGACAAAGGTGTTCCTAATCATAAGTTATCGATCCGAATAATGACGAATGGCCTCCGATTTATTCACTTTGTTCCTAACTACATTTCATAAGATTTCTCTTATGTAATTACATTTCAAATAATTGTGCCAAATTATTGAAACCCGGTTAAACCCCCTAGCAATAGGGGGTTTTTTTATACCTCTACAAAAGTTATACGTTGTGGTGGTTCATTTGGTACACCTGTTTTTATATCATAACCCAAATCCTTTTCATCAAATTCACCATTTTCTCCATATGCAAAATATATTGCATCAAAACAGAATTCTATGGTGTTCAATTGACCTTGTGTAAAGTCTTGATTGGGATTTCTATATCTATTGCTACACAATCCACCTATATAACTGAACAGACTGTTACCTGTTTTTTCCAAGCCACTCTTTGGTAATTTTTTAGTAAAACGTGTGGCCATTTGAAAAATATCAGGCTCAATGTTTTGCTTGCTGGCGCAATCTGCTAACATTCTGTTTAGCCAATGATATATGTAACTTAAATCTTCATCACGCATAACCACATGTTTTTTAGCATTGCCAGGCTTAACAATATAGTGTACAGTGTATTGTTCTGCTATGTTGTCATAAGTTCTTTCTGGTAACAGAGTGCTATGCATCATCTTCTCCCCAATTGCCTGCTCTTGCACGGTCATAATCAGGATGATTTTCATGCAACCAAAATACATCTTTGTAGTGTTTACGCCACTTCTTTTCTTCTTCTGGTTTTAGTGATTTACCTCTGTTGTGTGATGGTCTATCACTTTCTCTGTAAACATCACCAAACCATAGCTCACGTTGTACAACACTGATAGGATGTAAATTCAGTTGTTTGCCCAATTCAAATATGGTAGCACCATACTTGCGTTCTATGTTTGTGGGTTTTGCTTTGCGTTGAAAGGGTGTTCCATATAAATTAACTCGCATGTGTATAGCAGGTGTACCTACACCTTCTTGCTGTGCTAATTCATTTGCTGAAATGCCCCATTTTTGTTCGAATGGTGTTTTACCATTCACTGTTCTAGTGCCTTTAATCATATTGGCCTCCTTTTATATACATTTATTTATGTCTTTTAGGAGATTTACTACTGATTATTTGGTTCTTTTTCGGGCTTTTTGACGTCTGACTCGCATGGCGTTGTTGGTTTGAATGGTTCCTAACACCAAATGTTTGGGATTTATGCATATTCTGTTATCACAGGTGTGCATTATAACATTTTCTGGTGTTAAGTGGGTATCATTATAAACAGCATAAATGAAGCGATGTAGCATTGTGCTGTTGGTTGTAAAGTATTCACAACCTCTGGTTTTGAAATGTATATAATCAGAATATTTTTTGGGCATGTATTCCCAACAGCCAGAACTTGTTTTTGTGGCTCTTATTATGTAATATAATAGTCGTTGTAGGTTGCTTTGCTTTTTTCTGTTTGCCATATGTTATACGGCGTCTAGTGCTGTCTAAGACGCCATTGAGGATACTAATATGGTCACAAGAGTTGTAACAGTTAAACCTAAAATCCACCAAATGCGGTTGTCTAAACGGTCTAACTTGCTGTTAAATTCTTTTCTTGTATCTTTTAGATCTTCTTTCAATTCGTCTATATCTTGTGCCATATGATGAAGGTGGTTTCTCTTAATTACGTCAATTTCATTTGCTAATTGTTGTGTGGTTACTCTTGGCATAACATCATCTCGTCAGCAATCTGTTCTACAGTTGTTATTTCACCACGCAGAATTTTAAAATACACCGGCGCTGACTGTTTATACTCATAATTGTTTCTCAAATATCTAATCAATCTCTGTTTCATCTTCATATCCTAACTTTTCTCGCAACATTTCTAATTGTTCGCGATTTTGTTGTATTAAAACCGGTATATGTGTGCTATGACCGTCACCTGAATCCTCATCAGGGTGACTCCATAACCATTCATAATCTGATTGAAGTGCGTTTAATTCGTCGCACTTACTATTTAACCAATCCGGCGTTTTTTCAGGGCATTTGAACACTGTTGCTTCGAAATTTGTGTATTTTAAAAACAGTCTCCAAGTGTTGAAGTCTGTTTCTGCATAATCCACAAACAGTATTGTATCTGCCATATATGCTCTGTAACTCCAAGGGCATACACCCTTGATCTTAGCAAAATATGAGGACCACTTATCCTCTTTTGCTACCCTTTCCACCTTTTTTCTTTTTCTTTCCACCACGCATCTTTGCCATTTCGCTCTCCTTTAATTTTCTTGGCTTGTTACCTGTAAATAATTCGCTTACGCCTGCACTTGTAGTTGCCATTATTTGCTCTTCTTTGTATGACTTAATCGGCTTCTAGTGCCTTTGTTTTTTGCTTGTTGTTGTGCTATACGCATACCTTTGTTAAAAGAAGGTGAACTGTAAGTAAGACTTCTACCTCCACGTCTAAAATATGCGGCTCCTGTTTTATGTCCTGCACAACTGACTGTTATACATTCACTGCCATAATATTTTGCCATTACCCTCTCCTACTCTTTTTCTTTTTATAACCACTTGCTCTAATTGCTCTACCCTGACGCTCTGCTTGTTCGCGAGTCTTGTATGTTTTACCTGTGGTGCCCCATTTATAGCCACCTTTTACACGTCTAACTGGCATCTCTGATCTCCCATGCACCGTCTACATAATATGCTTGTTGTGTGAATTCATCATATTCAGGCGGTGTTTGTGTTGTTATTCCAAATACTTCTGTATCATAATGTTCTGCATTTGCAGTACAACCACAATATATACCTGTATCTAATCTATAAACACTTTGTATCATTATATTCTACCTGCATTCATATAAGGTGTCATCACAACATTTGCAAAATTATCTATGTCTGGACTAGTATTAAGATTTAATTTGAATGCTGTGGCATTACCACCATCTCTCAATATTATGATTTCTCCATCGGTTGTACCCGCGGCAATCATTTTATTATTGGTATCACTTTGAACAGTGTTTATGGTAGGTGACACATCTGTATTTGACGTAAAAATAATTTTTCTTGTGGCACTGCCTTTGCTTATTGTATAAACATTGCCGTCTGCACCTTGAATACTACCATAACTAAAACCAGTCAGTGTTGGACTACCAGTAAATGTACTAGCAGTGTTAGAATCAGGATCAAATATTCTATGAGGTACAGTGTTTTCTCCGCCTACATAAATTATTCTACCAAATTTATCACAACTAGTTCCATAATGATTGTTTACTCCTGGCCAACTTTGACTGTATTGACTGGTTGTTGCTGTTTTTGCATCTGTATCAATAGCCACAATGCCTTGATATCTCAATGGTGATGGATAAATTTTGTTATCTTGGAATGATCTACAACCACCAAAGAATTCATTTGTGCCACTACGCAACGTCAAGCCAAAGTCAGTTACTGTGACTGTTTCATTTACTGGATCAATGTCTAAAAAATCACCATACTGTTGAGGTATAGCAATAACATTACCATTAGGTGCTAACACTGCACCAGTAAATTGTACACTACTGGTAAATGGACCGCTATCTCTGCCTGTTAAGCCAAATTTTGTTGCTGTTTGTGCCACAGGATCAATTTGCATTATGTAATCATAATTAAAAGGCACTGCCAGTATGTTACCACTTTCTGTTAAACAACAACTGTGAAAATATGCTTGTCCTGTTGCACTTAATAGACTGAGATCTCCATAAGTGTATGTGCTGTTTGCTTCGCTGTTAGGATCTATTTCTAGTAATCCATCACCACTGTTTCTAGGCACACAATAAATATTACCATTTGGATGTCCTGTACCACCTCTATATGCCAAAGATGTTGTCATAGGTGAAACACTAAATGTACTATTAGCAACACCTCCGCCTGTTAAAGACTCACTAACAGGTTCATAATTGGCACGGTCATATTCATACCAAGCAATATCACCGCTTACTGCTAATTTAAAAAAGCCTTGTCTTGCACTAAATGGCATTATGTTACATATCCTGTAGTCAATGATGCATAATAGTTGGTACCATCATAAACAACACTTATGAGATCAACATCTCCTGTTGTTGTACTCAGTGTTTTAGCACCTCCTGCCCATAGCCAACTTGCTCCTGCTGTTAGTGTGCCTGTTGTTGCACCTTGCGTTAATATAATTGTTGCACTTGTTCCTGCAACTGCATTTGACAGTGCAAGACTGGTTATATCGCCTGTAACATTTGCTTTGAATATTGAGCCTGTGCTTACATCAAATGAGGTTGCACCACTTACGTTAGCAGTTGTTACAACTGTTTCTTGGAATTGTGCTAATGTTACATTTGCAGTTGTAAGTGAACCAGTTAGTGTGGTATCTTGATCTGTTAAGAATATATTTGCATTGTCACCAATTGCAATGTTGGCTTGTGCTTGTATTTCCGAATTTGTTACTTCTACTGCATCTGCTGTTACAGTTATACCATAACCTGCACCAACTGCCAAAGTACCACTACCTGTAATTGGTCCACCTGTTAAACCATCTCCACTGTCAACACTAGTTACAGTTGTAGTCCATTGTAAAACATTAGCACTGTCTAATTGCAGTACTTGTCCATTTGTACCTGGTGTTGGTGGGAATCTATAGTATGTGCCTTCATCACTACCAATGTTCAGTGTATCATCAATAAACACTGCTGTGGATTCTGGATAATCCAGTGATTCATTGTAAGGGAATGCTGTACCATTTTTTACTGTGGTACTGTTAGCAACGTCAAATTGTTGTGTCTTAAATGCAATTATACCATTTGCAATTGGCGCCATTCTGTAAGTACTACCACTCACAGGAATTGTAGCAGTTACGTTAGCACTGGTGTTTGCTGTTTTTGCGACAATGGCCGCTACTGAATGTAAACGTCCGCCATCTAATCCAACACCACCTACTGGTGTAACCACATTACCTGTTACGTCATATACTTCTCTGTGTGCTTTAGAATCAATTGACAAAGTCCAATCACCATCACTGCTTACAGTGTATGATAGATTTGCAAAATCAGTACCTCCACCATATTTGTATGATGCATACCTAGGTGTACTGTACAATGAATTTGCTTGAGCACTGCCTTGTTTTAACACCAAGCCATTTTCTTGGTTAAGGTTTGGTGTAGCATCATTTTCAACTGCAAATTGTGCACCACCACCTATAATGCTAATAGCAGGATCTGTAAATGTTGGGTTTGTTTCATTTTTGTACAGTGTGAGTAATTGTGCATCAATAGCACCATCTACTCCACCAAATACAAATTCTCCACTACCAACTCTGATATCATCTGTTTTTAAATAACCTGTATTTGTTATATCACCTGATGTTGACAGTGTGACATTTGTAAAGCCTTGGTTCTTGAACAGCAATTGGCCACCGCCATCACCTTCAATTTGCCACTGTGTGCTACCCACTGATTGATAACTGGTTAAAACATTACCGCCACTGGGCCAGTTCATCCAATTGCCATCAAAGCCTAATGTTTGTGCATTTGCTTTGGTTGTAGCAGATGCATCTGTGTAAAGGTATATAAGGTTTTCATCACCACCACTTACATCAGTACCGTCTGAATAAAATGTAACTCCATTAATATTGGCTGATCCTGTGCCAGTTGTGTTTTCAAATTCTAATTGGAATATACTGCCTATTTGGTTATATGTATTTGGATACACATCTACCAAAATATCATCAGCACCGCCACCAAAGAAAGAACCTGGGAATAAACCACCTAGTGGTAGTGTTTGTGTATAACCTGGTGTGTTTGGATAATCACTAACCAGTGTATCACCAATCACATAATTACCTTCAACATTTGCACTTGTGCTGATGTTTGCATTTGAACTAATTTCGTATGTGAAGTTGCTTAGGTCTGCACTTACTGCTTGATTACTGCCATTACCTACAAATATATTACCATCATTCAAGTTAGGTGTAGCATTTGTTCTACCTGCACCTTGTACAAGTATAAAGTTAGGTGCTAATGCTTTGGCAATTTTTTGTATAATGCTTTGGCAATTTTTTGTAGTAGTTCACCTTCACCAGTTGGTATGGTTTCTGTGAGTAAACCTGCACCATTTACATACAAGTCAGCACCTACAGTAAAACCATGTCCAGTAAAGTTCATTGTGCCATTTGTAACGGCTTGTCCACTTGCACCTGCACTAATGTTTTCTTTGATAATACCCATTGCTGGCATTTGTGCGGCAACTTGATTGTTTGCTAGTGCAACACAGGCTTCATCGCCTTGTGCGCCTGTAATGTATACTGCTTGTCCTTTTGTAAGGGTTGAGGCAGTGTTATTGAACACACCTACTGAGATAGCACCATCTAAATCACCGAGGAATTCACCAGTTGCGGTGATAATATCAGCAGTGATATTGCCAGCAGTGTTGATATCACCTTGATATGCACCAATTGCACTATTTGCTCTATCTGTAGTATAGTATAAGTTGGCCGTACCTTCAGTTAGGTCATCAGTTGTTTTACTGGTTAACCAATTATCAACTAGACTGTTTGCAAAATATAAATTTGTAGTGCCTTCAGTTAAATTATCAGTTGTGTTGTTACCAAAAGCCACATTGGCTTGTGCTTGTATTTCACTGTTTGTGACTTCTACTGCATCTGCACTCACAGTTATACCGTATCCTGCACCTACAGCAAGTGTACCACTACTTGTAATAGGACCGCCTGTTAAACCTGCGCCACTGTCAACTGAGGTTACTGTACCACTGCCTGCTGTTATTGACACATTGGTAACACTTGTAATTCTACCTTGTTGGTCAACAGTGATTTGCGGTACCACTGTGCCTGTACCATATGTGTTAGGTGCTACAGCGGTATCTGCCAAGTCAATTGTGCCACTAGCATAATCAATGCCAGTGCCGCCTACTATGTAAGCATCTATTGCACTGTTTGTTCTAGCAGTTGTAAAGTATAAATTGGCAACACCTTCAGTTAAATCATCAGTTGTCTTACCAGCAAAGTCAGTGTTAAACAATGTTGAACTGTAATATTTGTTTGTGGTGCCTTCTGTTAAATCGTCAGTGGTTTTTGTTGCTAACCAAGTGTTTGCATTATCATATGTAAAATATAAATTTGTTGCACCTTCTGCTAAGTCATCTGTGCTTGTTGGTATTTTATATGTGCTTGTACCATCATATATTTCCCATTGATCGCTTGTTTCATTCCACTTGATGTGTGCATTGTTTAGAGCACTGCCACTTCTATCTACATATATAAATGCATCTCTAGCACTAGCATTACCATAATTAAGTGTAATACTTTGATCATTAACCAATAAATCTTCAACGTTTACATAATTTAAATTGCCTTGTACATTTAAATTACCAGTAACTTCTATGTTACCACTTGTTTTAGGTTCAAGCGTATCTGTAACAACTTTGACTGCTGTTAAAGTGTTAACATTATTAATATTTTGATTTTGTAAATTTGTATTTTTGTAAAGACTAATACTGGTTGGTCCAAAATAACCTATGTGTGTACCAGTTCTACCATTTTGTATTAGTACATAACCGCCGTCGTTATCTGAATTCGCATGTAAAGTAATAATATCTTTAGATACAATTCTTGGGCCATCAGAAGAATTAACAACAATTTTATGACGAGGTGAAGAAGCAGATTCTGTTAATATAATGTTACCTGCTAATACTTCTTTACCATTTGTGGTGTTAACTGCTGAGTCGAATTCATTGTAATGTCTTATGACCAAACGATCATTCAACATTTTAACTGTACCAGGTACAGTTATAAAAGATGGATTGCCTCCTGCACTTGATCCACCTTCAGCAGTAACATGAAATATTTTGTCACTGCCTGCTGTTCTATCATTTACAATCTTAAATGATTGATTTGAAAAATAATCATTTGGATTTATATCAAATGTTACATTACCTGTGTTTTCAATTTCAAGTGGTATATAATCTGTATCAACACTTGGATGGAAACCTTTACTGGTTAACCTAAAATATCTTTCTCTGGTTGTTTTGTTGGCACTGTTTATAGAAATTTCTACATCTTTATCGCTACCAATAAATAAATCACTTTCTCCACCGGTGTTATTACCACGCACAGTATTATTAGCACCATATAAATCTAAATCAGCGCCAGTACCATTATTTTGTCCTATAACAGTCTGGCCTCTAAAACGGTTTATAACATTTGCATCATGAGTTAATCTATAAGTAGTATCAGGATAGCCATCCCCAATTAAAGATATCAGTTCACTGTCTAAATCGTCTTTAAATACATATCCACCACTGTTTAAGAATGCATGTGTGGTTACATTACCTGGATAATATGCAGTTGTACCTGGATAGCCTGATTGGAAATTGATGTTACCACCATAACCAGGAAATATTGTGTTATTTGCAAAATAAAGTGTTATATCTTCATCAGCAGTAATACTCACTGTAGGAGTGTTATGTACACCTTCTTGATTGAAATTGATTTTACCATGAGGACCAATAATGTGATAACCTGATGAGAATGTGATGTTTCCATTGGCATCAATGTTGTCTGCATTTAGATCTTGTATGTATGTACCACCTGTAACATTTAAGTTACCGACAACATCAGTATTACCATTTACTGTTAAAGCAGGTAAGCCTGCATCAATGTATGCTTGTACACGAGCATTTGTATAGTATAGGTTTGTGCTACCTTCTGTTAGGTCATCAGTTGTACCTGCACCATTTAGATATAAATTGGTACTGCCTTCTGCTAAATTATCAGTTGTTTGACTGGTAAACCAAGCATTGGCAAGTGTGTTTGAAAATACAGCATCTGTATCTAATGAAATAATACCTGTGAGTACATTATATTGTATAGGCGCAATGTTTCCAATTACACCTCTTGCTCTAAAATTCTCAAAATATAAATTACTAGTACCTTCTGTTAAATTGTCTGTGGTTTGTCCATTTAACAGTGTGGTATTGTTTAGGCTGAGTTGACCAGTACCACTGTTGTATACTACTGGATCTGTTGCACTCAATGTGCCTCTGATTTCACTGGTGCTTACACCTGTGTATTGAAATACACCATTTGATGTAAGGCTGTTATCATATGATAAATTACCAAAACCGCTGATGTTAGCAACACTTAATTTTGTTCTCACAGCCGCATTAGATATTAGTGCTGTTGCACTAACTGTGACATTTACTGGTGAACTGCTTACACTTACGGTATTTTGTGTTGTGGTAACATTGAATGTAGCACCACCTTGTTCAGTAACTGTGATATTGGCAGGTGTGCTAGTTACCGTAACATTGCTAGTAGATGCCTGTAAAATTATATCTGACATTTACTGCTCCTTAACTGGTAAGACTAACAAAGCCTGGTTCTGCTGATATATTTCCTGTTGGTGGTTTACCGGCTCTTGGATCAAATCTCTCTAGTATAAGATATCTATGTCTTTGCTTTTGTGCTGGGCTATCATCTGTTTCCCATTCAAAAGAAAATACAGTACCCACTACGTCTGTTCTTGCGTCTGGGGTAACATTGCCGGTATAACGGTTTTCTGGTATTGTGAGAGTAATTAGGCCGGTAGCCGCTTGTGCTATGTTAATGTTTACATTAGAATCGTCAAATGATCCATAGTTATCAAAGTATCCTGTTACATTTGTATCTGCAAAATTAGGATCTCCTGTAACACGATCATATGTTACACTTGATAAAACAATTGATTGCCAATCAGCACTAAATTGATAACCACTTACATCTACTCCGAAATCGTAAGTGTATTGAATTTGATCATTAGGGAACATTTCTTTGACAAACACATTGTCTGCTCCACCTATATAATCTTTAAATGATAAAAGTCTACCTGCCATGATTCTCTCCTGAGGGATAAAATTTATGCACTAAGGCGCATAAAAGTTGTTATGTTACTATTTATGCAAAACAGTAATTTTGCTACTGGTTTCTATAGAATGCGTCTTGGTTTATGATTGAATAACTAACGTCAGTAAAATCACCGCCAGTTGCACTGTTGTTACCTATCATAACAACATTTATTCTACTTGGATACCAATCACTGCTCAAACCATGGAATGCAGGATCTGTGCTGAATGTTGAAGTAACTGTTTGCACATTATTAAGCAAATTAGCCGCAACGTTTGCATCAATGTTTGTATAATCTATACCACCGCCTCCAATTGCTACAACATGACTTGCAATGTTTGCATCATTAACAAATAATATGTTACCTGTTGGTGTAAACGCAATATCGTCAAATGCGGCAATACTGCTCCATGTTGGCGTATAGTTAGTGGTAAATGTGAATTCACCTTGTTTGATATTGCAAACATCATGTTGAATTGGTGTGTGCATTTCTCTGTTAGTGTTTGCGGGTATATGCACACTGGTCATTGTGGCTGTTTGCGTTATTTCTGTACCAGTACCATAAGTGTTTAATAGTGCATTACCATCACATCTATATTGAGTAATTGTTACATTAGGTGTATAACTAATACCACTACTACGTGAAGGCACACTGTCATTTTGATTATATTGAACTGCTATTTTATATGTGCCACTGCTAACTTTGTTAAGTGCTATACTGGTCCAACCATAAATTGCATCTGGTGGATGATCATATGTATCATAGGTTTGTGTAAAGGCCTGTGTGCCCTCATTACCATCTTGACCTATCAATGATATTGTCACGCTATCCCAATTGGTTTGAATGTTTGCATTACTGCTTGGAACATCAATCACAGTTGCCACAGCCGCCCATGGTTCATTGTCAGTATCTATTTGACCAAGACTAACAGGTCTGTCATCATTAGGATCAATAGTAAATGATAAAGATGCTATTGTTTCTGACGATTTAAATACACCATTTGCATAGAAAATATTACCATTACCGCTGAGTGGGTTATCTACAATGATTATATCCCAACCGTCATTACTGGAACCGGGATCAAATTCATTTTGCACTAATACTGGACTTTGGCTTTCGTACACATCTTCAAACGAGAATTCATTCCATTGAAAAAATGTTTCACGTTTGCTTACGCCTGTTGCAAAACCTCTGTCTCTGTCTTCAGCATAAAAAATATCTTCAAACACAAATTCATCATATTCCAAACAACTGAATTGCATTACAACTTCGCCTTCATCACCTTCTATTTCAGTTGCTCTCATCACACGCCAGAACTTTTCATCCCAGCCTTTTGATTTTTCTGTTATTTTAACAAAGTCACCTACTTGTACATCTAGTGTGCTGTAATCTGCATCAAAACGACACATGTTGCCTATTCTACTGGCTTTGAGACTGTTGTTTGCCATTTGTGCGGCACGATATCTATCTGTAACAGCGGTTAACTGAAAGCTCATACCACTGTTTGGTTCGTTAGTTAATTTATCTTCTGTGGGTGTTTGCACAATCACAGTGTCTGGTTGATCTTGCTGTAAATTATTTGGAAAAGATGCATCAGCAAAATTAAATAGACTGTATAAGTCTGTTGAGTTAACCTGTATGCCACTCACAATGTTATCACTGTTGAATAAAAATGCATTTGCTTTTTCAGCAGTGGTCATTGGTCTGTTTACCAACACACGAAATTTACCTGTTCGGTTATCATATGCTAGTGTGCCTTGTCCACTCTTGGCTATCTCATCGATGTTTTCTGCCACAGTCACTTGAGGATTTATAAATGCACCTGTTTTCCAACGGTCGCCATCCAAATAAACATAATATGTTTCACCGTCATAAGTACCAGTACCTACATATGATCCTTTGTTTACAGTGGACACATAATAATAATTTTCTGTACAATAACTATACCATGCGTTAAAAGAATCTCTGTCTAAGTCTGCTTCTGTTAATCCAACACCATATGTGTTATTTAACAAATAATCTTGCATTGCACCACTAGGGTTGCTTAGGTATCTAGCATCATCCGGATCACCTACATTAGCACGTGGATATAATAGTCCTCTTGTTTCTAGTGTAAAACGCCATTCGCCTATTTCATCAATTTCAATGTTTGCTGTGGGATCAATATCTTCATTTAATCTGTCTACTTCTACAATAGCAAATACCAAATCAGTCATTGGATTTGCGTTTGCTGTCCAGCCAGGAAAAACATCATATGCATTTCTTGCATATATAGATCCAGCATAGCCATCTACAGGAAATATCATAGAACTGGCATCTGAATTACCTGCCCATGCATAAGTGTGCAATACATTTGCGGCACTAATATCAATACTAGAACTACCATCTAATGGATTAAGTGTAGTAATTTTACCAAAACCTGATGGTAATGGATTTCCACTCACAGTACATTTAAAATTATCATAATAAACATCATGCAACTCAAATGGCTTTTCTTCACTGCCTGCAGGATATGTATCATAGTAATCAAATCCACCACCTGCATAATTGCTGTTCATTTCACTTAACACCATTGCAACAAATATTGTGTTTGCATTGCTTTTAACTGCATCAATAATAACACCACCTGTTGTGACATTACCATACAGTCTAGGCACTTTGTTCATTGCACCTGGAGGTGTTTGCGATCTGTCATTTTGGTTAACACCTGTAACACTTGGATCAGCACCACTTGAAATACGCAGGGTTTGTGTTCTTGGCAAAAAGCTCGTGCCAATAGCAGGTCTTACACCAGTTGCTAACGGTGAACTAACAATGCTACGCACTGTTTCTTCACTGCCTGCAATTTGCAGTGTTTGGTTAACTGCTGAAAATAAATTGTTTAATTCGCCTGCCATATCTTATCCAAATTTTGGTAATGATGTTATATTTGTAACATTGTCAAATGATGAATCACCTGGATAGAATCTACGTCTATCTGCGGCGTTTGTTCTTTGTCCTGTGATTTTTTTGCCTAATATTGTGTACACACTGCTGATTGTGAACACAAGAGTGTTTGTGCTTTGCCCAGCAATAAAATTAGTGTTCTCATCTATGTTGAAGTTACTGATAACGCCTTTGTATCTTAAATACACTTCACCGCTTATTGGTGAAAGTGTTGTGGTATCAAAAAATACTCGTCTAACACTGACTTCACCACCTTTGATTTTGCTACCCTGTATGAGACTGATAAAATCAATGTTGTTGGGTATGCCACTGAGACTTATTTCCAATGTGCCTTCTGTGGTTTTGTAATCTTCAACAAAATTTTCCACAAACAAAAAATCACCCAATGCTGTGTATTGATTGCTGTTTACAGTGATAGCATCATAAACATTTGAAATGTAATAAGTGGTATCGCCTAACTGTAAATCAATAAACAAACCGTGTGCAATATCAGAACCACTGGCATAACTGGCTGCACCGGCTGTTGCTGAACTAAGTGCAGGTGCACTTAATGTTATTGTGCCTGAAACAACACCGCTGATAGAACCTATGTATACAGGTCGACTTCCTGATACTAGAGGGGTAGCATAAACGGTTTGTCCTGGTTGTAAATCATCAATACTACTGCTGATTGATATGGTGCTATCACCTTGGGTCACATTTGATGCTATGACTATAGGAACTGCAAATTTATTATAAATTGCCATATTAGTCTTCTATAAGTTCCATTAATTCAAAAGGCCCAGTAAATTCTACATATCTACTGGGTAAAACAGTGTATGCTGGCTTGGTTAACATTTTAACTTGCCATGTAACATCATTGCCTACCAATATGCCTTTGCCTGCAATGGTATAACCATTTTGACTTAGAATAGGTCTATGCACAGGAATACTTGCTGTGGTGCTAGGGCCTACAGCGCCTATTTGCACGTCTTGTGTTGCACAATAAGGATACTTGTAACCAGTATCAAATTGTATGTAGTCGCCTGCTTTAACCAGATAATCAGTTGCGGTGGATCCAGTTACCGCACTTGTATCTACTGTTATTGTTTGGGCACTGGCACTGTCAACAGTGAGTTGACCTACCTGTGCATCACTTAGATCACCTTGATAACTGGTAATCCAACTGAGACCTGTGTTTGTGCTACCAATATCGATTGCTTCTGTAAACACAGTGTCTAACCTATCTATTTCTTCTAACACACCCCTTAATGGTTCGTACTTTTGCATTGGCGCATATTGCACACTGAATCTAAATGGTTGAGCACTTGCTACCTGTGCAGTTCTAATTCTACCACTGCGGCTGATTGTGCTACCACTCAATTTCTTTTTGAACACTGTCAGTGTTTCTGCTTTATCTATAATACTTTGTAAGCTCATTATTGTGGAACCCTCCTACGCCCTGCTTCAGTTACGTTATATATGAATTCAGGATCTCTTGCCACTAGATTCTTGAAGCTCTGTGAATCTACTGCTGAAATGTTATATGTTATTTGAGTAGTGCCACCACCCATCATGCCACCTGCGGCAAAGTTAGGTATAATGGTTCCACTGCTGGCTGGCATAAACAGCTCAGGTCCTTCTTCACCCACAATGGCCATTTTGTTACCAGGTATGTAACCACCATCAGCAAATCCAAATATTTTGCTGATACCTGAGAATATACCACCCAATGCACCACTGCTGAATTTACCCATTAAGAATTTTAAGAACTGTTTAACAGCGGCTTCTGCTAAGAATCTGACAATCACACGTTTCATGTTATCAAGCAAATCTTTAAATGACAATTTACCAGTCATTGCAAAGTCCACTATTGCATCAGTCATGCCATTTGCAAATGTGGTAAACACTTGTCCACCAAATTTAGCGGCGTTTGCGGCATCATCCATCCAATTGCCATATGCTTCTTTCCAACCATATTCAAATGAACGTTGATATTCTGCAGTTGCTTGTGCTGTTTTGGCTATTTCTTCTCTTCTTGCTTCATTGCTTTCACGGAACTGTTCTAGTTCAGCCTGCATCATTTCTGCTTCTTTGATGTGCCCATCTTCACGCAATTTCTGTATGTCATTTTCCATCTTGGTTTCAAGTTCATGAACCTTGACATCATACTCATGCAATGCTTCAGCAACTTCTCGCTCTTCACCATATAAGCCAATTGTTTTACGCATGTATTCATGTTCCATTTGCATGCGTTCAACAGCATTTATACTGGCCGCTTCTAGTGCCGCCATGTTGTTTTCAATACGTTCTAATGTTCTATCTAATTCTTTTTGTGCCGCCATGTTGTTTTCAATACGTTCTAATGTTCTATCTAATTCTTTTTGCTTGTCTTGTTCGCCTTTAACAAAGTTCTCTGTTTCTTCTTCTTTGGTTCTGCGACTTTCAATTAATGCTTCTATCTCTGCTTCAATCTTTTCTTTGGTTGTATCACTGAGTTCATGCACAGTAATACCTAATTCTTTTGCGGCAGCCTCGTATGCTTTGGCTAATTCAATTTGTAATTCACGTTCTTCGTTGCTAAGACCAGCAAGTCTTACATCTTCACGTAATTCATCAATGTAATCTGCATAAGCATCTGTTACTGCTTTGATTTGTTCGGTGGCTTCTTCTTCACGTTCTGCCAATTGTGTCCATTGATCAACAGCACCAGCGGTTTCTTCTGCTAAATTTGCAGTGCTGTCTGCCAATTCATCTGTTGCTTCAGCATTGGCCAGTGTAGATTCTGTGTTATCAGTGGTTGTTTCAGTGCTACTCTCCATTTGTGTTTCGAGATCAGCAATTTTACCTTTTAATTCTTCTATTTTACCGCCAAATACTTCACTTTCACCTCTGCCTTCTTGCAATGCCAGTATGGTTTCGTCAAATGCGGCGTGGTTTCGTCAAATGCGGCGTTAAATGCTTCAACAGGATTAAGCACATCAGTTGCGGCGGCTTTGATACCTGCCCATGTTGCTTGTGCTGTGTCCCCAATTGAAAGGAACATGTCTCTGATACCACTAAGTATAGGTGATAACACTTCCAAGAACCATAATGACAACTTGGTCCAACCTAATTCAATGTTTTGATATGCACTAACGCCTGCGGCTTTGATGTCATCCCAATATGTAATAATAAGAACTGCGGCTGCGGCAATAGCGGCTGCCACTGCACCAATTGGATTTGCCAGTATTGCAGTGTTCATTGCCAACACTGCTGTTCTAACTGCCATTATACCTTGTGCAATAGCAACAAATTTGATTGCGGCCCATCCTGCGGCAAATGCTGTAATTAAAGGAATAATAATATTCATATTATCCACTAAGAATGACAATGCATCACCCAATGCACTACCAATTGCACTTGCTACTTCTAATATTCTGTCTTTGTTTTCTGCGAATGCGGCGTTGAAATCTTTGAGTACTTCTTTGAGGCTTTCACTAAATGCGGCACCCAGTGCTTCTTGAACTTGGAATACAGCATCACCTACCATACTCATTTGTCCAGTCATTGACTCTGCGGCTTTTTCGTTTGCGGCTGTTACTTTGTCAAATGCCGCTAAGAACATTTCCTCTGTTTGTTCAGCAGTGTATTCAGCACCTTCTTGGAATCCTAAGAATGCTTTAACACCTTTGTCTCTGAATAAGTCAGCGGCACCAATACCAGCACTTAATGAACGCTGAACGTTGGTTGCGGCTTCTTGGAAGCTCATGCCAAATGAACTTGCTACACCTGCTGTGAACTGGATTGCTTTGTCCAAGCCACCCATCTTTTCTTCTACAAGTGCTAATGCTGGTACACCACTTTGTATATCGTTTAGTGCAATAGGCAATCTGGCCGCTTCATTCTTGACCATTTCCAATGCCAATGCGGCTTGTTCAGCATCACCATACAGTGTTTCTAATGTGATACCTAAGTCTTCAACACTTCTAGCGGCGTTAACAGCACTTGCTAAACCCAATGCGGCTGTGCCTGCGGCGGCTAAGCCTGCCGCTAACGAGCCAATACCTAGTCCAGCACTTTTAGAACTTTGTTCAAATTTATTTACAGAGCTATCGGCATTCTTCATGCCCTGTTTAAATTTACGATCGTCTAGCTCTAGTACAACCTTTATACTTTTAGCCACTATAGTCTCCCAACCTTATCATTGATTATGTTTTCTAAATAATCAATTGTAGGATCACTCATACCTTTTGGTGCTTGTTTACTGTAGCCCTCATCCAGCCTACCTGCATATGGATAATTGGCTTCTATCCTACTCTTTCTTTCATTTGTTACTGTTTTGTATTTGTTACTGTTTTGTTACGAGCATTACCTGTTCTTTTAGGAGTAATGCCTTTAAAATAACCACCTGCTTGTTTGACACTTTCACTGGGAACTTTTTCTAGTTCTTTCATTAACTTGTCAAATTCGCTGGTGTCTATTCTCATTGCTTCTTAACCTGTTCCATTCTACGTTGTAAATCTTCTTGACTCACACTGTTTTTAGGTATCTTACCTTTGTCTTTGCTGTTTTTGTAGTTGTAATAACTGATTGCTGTGTCAAAATAGATTAAATCTATTGTGGTTGCCTCTCTCAATATTTGACTAGGCAACATCTTATAACGCTCAGCCATTGCTTCTACAAGTATAACGCTGTTTAGAACAGGATCTTTTTCACTAAAGGCAAGATCGTTTACTTTCCCAGGGTTTCAATCACCTTTGTAAGTGCTCTAAATGCAACGTCACCTGGCAATGTTACTTTGCCACTGATAACAGGTTTGCCATTTTCATCTAATATCATTTCTTTGGCCACTGTCATCACTTGTCCCACATCTTGATTGCCTTGTGCCATTTGCACATACTTGTCAATTGGCTGGCGATCCCATACCCAAAATTCGATTGCGTCACCGTATTTTTCAGTAACGAATTCGTCGTCTAGGGTAATTTTAACTAATGAGGGTTCTTTTGCTAATTCTGTAATGTTCACTGTATATCTCCTTTACTATAAATCTTTTTTCTTAAGGTTATGAATTGCAGTTAGTGAGAATGCAATTCGTTTTTTTGCTTTTTCTATATCTCTATTAGCACAATTTATTTCATTTTGTGCTTTGGCAATTTCTTGCTCAATACTCTTCAGGATCTCCTCCGTCGAGTGATTCTCCCATATCTTCATTGTCTGTCTCTATATCTATATTTATTGTTTCTTCAACAATTGGTTCTGGTTTTGGTGCTTCTGGTTTTGGTGCTGGTTTTACTTCAGGCGCACTATCACCTTTGATAATTTTATCCATTTCTTTACGAGAATATGGAACACCTTCCCAAATAAATTTGTCACTGCTCTTTGCAGTCTCACACCATTTGTAATATCTGTTTAATGATGTACGTTTCATAAAATCTCCTTAAAAATACAGCAGGGCGAACCCTGCTGTAGATCTTGTGGTAATACCTAATTAAGGTGTTACTGCGGCCTCAGTAAAGTCACCGTTCACTTCAATAGTGACTGGAGTGACCCATAGAGGAGCGTCTGGGTTTACAGTTGGTGCTAGACCACTGATAAATCCTGTTCCTTCGAGGTATTTTGAACCGCTGTCAGTTCCATCAAAGTAGATTCTAAAACCAATCTCGGTTTTATTTCCACTTGTTCCGAATAAGCCATCTGTAACAACAACGCCAGTACCTGCCGCACCAAAGAACACATCGTCATCAACGATTGCATTCAATGATAATTGGTTAGTTGCTGGTGTAGTTACAACTGATTCAGATCCACTGTCAAGTGTTTTATATCTGAATGTACCAGTTGCATTGTTAACTGTAACGTCTTGCATAAAAGGAATAGATAGAACATTGGCGTCAATAATAGTGGTGTTACCATCACCAACGATGTCGTATAATTTTAATACGGCTTCGTTACCTGCTGATGTATTAATTACTGCCATTTGTTTTCTCCTTTAAAGGTTAGTAAAATTAAATTCAAAAGTGTATGTGATATAATCATCTGTTATTTCTGTTTCTACTTGCGAACTTTGTTCAAATACGTTTGTAACGCCTGTTCTAGCCGCCAGTATACCAGCCACAACTGAGTCTATATCACTGGGTTGATTCTTAGCATCTGTAGTCAAATATGCGTTAACAGTTGTTTCTGTTTGCATAATATCCTCACTGAAAGTAGGAGCATACTCTGTAACATCCAAATCTTCTTGACCGATATAAACAGTCTTCATATTTTTCTCATACAGAGGTGTCTCACCACTTTCAAAAGGCAATTCACTGCTGACCTTAAACGCAGTATAACTTGCAATATTAGTAGTAATTTGGCTGATTAAATCAGTTCTTTTACTCATTATCTAACGCTCACAATAGTTCTTCTACGTCTAGTTCTACGATTAGCAGTCGAATAACTGATTGCTTTCTCGTCTGCTTGCACTGTTCCGTCTGCATCATAATCATACCAATCAGCCATTTGAATCAATTCATGATAAATGTCATTGAACTTGACTTCATAGTATTTGATTTTTTGCACTTCTGGAGAATCCTCAGTAGAGAAGTCTGCAATAAGTGGAAGTAGATACTCTTTGAAACAGTAGTAGACACACATATCAGTGAACTGCTGTCTTCTGCCTAACTTATTACCCGGATCAATAAGATTCGGATTTACATTAGGCAGATTACTTAGATCGTTAATAGTGTTGCCCACATAAGCATTGTAAGATTGCCACCAAGTTGATGCCTTCATTTTCAACAGAATTCTGTTGGTGCTTTTTTCCAACATGTCTTCCACAAAATCACTAACATCAGCAAAGCCTGACTCTGCTGGAATTGCTAATTCATTTGCTTCTAACAAACGTTGGTCTTTTTGTAGCACATCGGTATATTCAGCAAATGATAAAACATTGCCACCGCCATCAACTATAAATGCCATGATCTTCCCCTATTCCTTAAGATGCGTCTGGTAAGTTGTTACTTCTAAAGAACATCACACCTGCTGCCTGGCCTACTAGACCTTGCATTAACGCTCTGTTACCGATGTCACTCAATGAACCAATTGCTTGACCACCTGCTAAAGATACTTGCTCGTTGATAGCAAATTCTAATGCTGGGTCGATAATTGAAACATACATGCCATCAGAACCAACTGGTGCATTTTGTTGTCTAAGTTGTGAAACCGCTTTAGCAATCGCTGTGATGTTAGCAGTAGCACTACCAATTGAAGTGTTTGCTGTAACTGGGTTAATGAAGTTACCACGTAAAGTGATAAAACCATTTCTCACAGAACCTCTGAATAGGTGCTTGTCTAAATCGACATCGTACCACATTCTAACTGATGGCTCTCTCTTTGAAGCAAAACCTAATGCTTCTGGAGACATTACAAAGTTAGTTGTGTGAGTATTCGCTGAAGAGCCTTCACCTGTATCAGCCAATGTAGCACCTGTTTTTGCTTGTGCTAAACCAGCGATGTCAGTTGCTTGTGCTAAACCGCCTGCAAGTCTTGTTAAAACAGCATTTCTAACAACTGCTAAGCCGCCGTCTTCTAATGCTTCTTCGGTTACGTCTGTTGCAACACCTCTTTTAGCAACTGTGATGCTAACTGATGTTGGGTCAAAGTCTGAAACAGCACCTGTAGATGCGATAGAATTACCTTCGCCTACTGTGCCTGCGTTTACATACGCATTTGTTAATGGGAATTTTACAGTATCCCCGGCTTCGCCACTGATTTGTAATGAATTTACTATGATATTCTGGTTAGGGAGCAGAACAGCGTCCATGTAGTATGGCACCAAATCCGCTACGATATCAGAATATAACTCAGCAATTCCTGTACTTGTTGTAGCCATTATATTCTCCTATTTGTTGACTATTTTTTAACTAAATTTAGCCCTTGATTTTTCCATTGTCTTTTTAACCATTGCATCGGTTATAGAGCCTCTGGATAATTGAGGACTGTTTTGTCGTATTGCAAAATACGCTCTTCTGTATTCAGCATCGCTATTTAATCTGCTGTCATCTAAGGCTTTATTACCTGAGCCTTTGACGTCTGCTGATGTTTCGCCATACTGTAAATCAACACCCTTCTTGCCGAAAGTTAAACCTAGACTTTTACCTACAACTTCTACTGCTTTTGCATAGTCTGGTGTTTCACCATCAGTTGTTAAAAATTCGTTGCCATGTCTAATAGCAAAAGTGTCACCTTCTACTGCCAACATGCCATCTGCTTTCATCAACTTGACTACTGCATTTTTCTGTTCTGCATTCCAGTTACCTGGCATTGCTGATTGCAAGTTACTCATATGGTCTTTCAACAACAAATCTGTTTTGAGACTGTTTACTTGTGCTGTTAGTTCTTCTACAGTTGCTTCACGTTTCTTGACTGCGTCTCTCAATGCATTAACATTGAGGCTACTGCCTTCTTCGCTAGGCGTTGTGTCCTGTAGTGTTTGAACAACACTTTTAACACTGTCTAGACTGTCCACATTAAGTTCATTTAAAAAACGACTTTCTGCTTCTCTTCTAGCATTGCTGGCAATTTTGTTTGTGTCGTCTCTGGTATATACCCTTTGACCATCAACAAACATTTTACCTTCTCGCATCTCAACACTTGGTGTTGTGCTTTTATCAGATTGTAGTTCTGCGACATTATTGTCAACAGGTTGTGCGGAATCTGTTACCGGTGCTGTATTGTCGGACTGCACTGCCGTATCTTGGACTGCTTGTTCCATTTTTATCTCCTATTAATCGCTGAAGTATGCGTAATTTATAATATTGTGCAACTTCTTATGTTACACCCTACCTATAATGAATTTTCACTGTAACTGCTTTCTAAAAGTTGATACAGTCTATCCTTAATCTTTTCTTGTAATTCTTCTGTCATGTCATTGCTTTGTAAGCCTGCCATTCTCAGTCGTAATTCAAATTCTTCATGTGTGGTGAAAGGCATATAAATCACAGTGCCATCTTCTTGTTCGTGGCTGTGTGTGCCTGTTCCACCTAATTCTCTAGCACGAGCTTCTGCTTGTGCTTCTGTGGCATATTCATCTACAACATCTATGTTTGTGAACATGCCTGTAAATCTTTCATATACATCTAACAATTTATGTAATTCGTTTATTTCGTTTTCAACACCTTTGTGACTGTACAATCTGTTATAACTGATTGACAAATCTTCTGGTACTGGTAATCCCATCCAGTCAAACCACATTGGCCACAATTGATGTGCTTCTACGTTTTCCAAGTTGACTGCTTTCTTTCTGATAAACGCTTCTAACTTTGAGTCATACTGTTCTATTTGCACACCGCTTCTGCTTGCACGAATAAGTTCATCACTACGCACCATTGCCACTTGATTCATCTTTTCGATTTTTTGTTCTACCAATGATCTCAATTCACTAATTGAATCTAAGGGTGGTGCTACAAATTCGAAAACATAATTAGGTTGCCCGTTGAGACCTGACTGCACTGTTATTACACTTCCAGGCTCTGCTCCAACTGAAAAGTTATTCTGCTGTAAAGTGGTTTCATCACAAACCGTGACGGGGTGAGCACCATATGAAATACTCGAATAAATTTCCCCATAATCAGAATAAATGCTTCTCTGTATTTGAGCAATATCAAAGATCGGTGTATGGCCTATGCCATTGTATATCTTCGAGCTTTGATAAACGGGTCTTACAGGAATGTAACCCAATTCATTCTCTTGGGTAATCTTGTAAAGACCTTTATCTTCTTTTTCATTACCTTCGACATAAACAGCACCCTCTGGTACGTTGATGTCTATGTCTTCATCCATTGGCACAAAAATTGTGTCGATGCTGTCTTTGGTAATGTATTGATATATTTCTACGTCTGGATCTGTGCTGGTTCGTATAACAATGCGTTTGAGTTCTAAATCACCGCTTGGTGTGTATTCATATTCCCAATTGGTTACGTCTAATGGTGTGTGCATTCTCCAACGTGGCACATCACTGCCCGCTGGCTTTATACAACTAACCCACACAACTCCATACACTGTGGTATATGTATCTACCATACTCATAAATTCGTTGATTGAATTGTCTTCTCCATCACAATTCTCAACAAATGATTCTATTTCTGGTGTTTCTGGCAATTCTCTA